AAGGTGGGCGTCAAAACTGTTTTTGGTATCAAGAAGTTGAAACCAAAAACCGCGTTACGGCTAGTCCGTTTGGATTTGGCCTGTCGTCGAGTGGTTTATCTCTACGACAAAAGTCAATTTTAGCAGCTCTGGGTATTTCCCGGATCTTCTAAAATTGTTTCGCTGCTGGCGTTAAAGGTCGTAACGGCGTAGGGACCCGTTGCGTGCGCTGGTAGCTAACTCCCTCAAAACTCAGAGGAGGTCAGCCATGGCGCTTGCAGATCCACAAACAGTAACCGTAAACGGTGTCGCACAGATCATGCCTCGGGTAAGTGTCGAGCCTTTGCGCTCGCTTTACCAGAAGGATGATGAGTCTTATAAACTCACGACATCTCACCAGGAGTCGGGTACTCGTACCCGTTCTATGGTGAGAATCGATGTGCGAACCATAGCGGCTGATCCGTTGACTGCTGTCAATACGTATCAGACGCTAGGTGTCTACCTCGTGATTGATCGCCCAGAATATGGGTTTTCAGCCACAGTGGTGGACCAAGTCGTTCAGGGCCTTAAGGCCTGGTTAACCAACGCTAACGTGACCGCGCTTTTTGGTGGGCAGCACTAGGTGCTCCCTCCTGGCTAAGTCCCGTTGGTGTGGTGGTCACTGTTTGGGAACAAGAATATTCTTGTTCCACATGCAGCGTCGTGGCGGATCGTTGACCCCCTAGTCTGGAGGCAACGTGAAAAGCCACGTAAGTGACCAAATCGAGTTGGCAGAGCTGGTATATACCGAAGCTACTGCCAGGTGCATCGCAGATTTCTCCGATTTACGTGATCTACAGACTATTAGATCACGGGTCGAACAGGAGGGATTGTCATTTTTGACAATCACCTTACCCGATTTTGCTAAAGACTTCGAAAGAAGTCTCGCTGTCGGGAAAATAGAGCCTGAATCTTTCCGAGGATTTCGGAAAAATCGAGCAATCCCTGCGTTTTTGCAAGGTATGCTCGCTCTGCTGTTCGACCGGGAGACAGGGAGGCTGTATGAACAAAGTCGACTTGACCTTGTCAATGCTCCCAGTGTTGTTGACAGTGTACGACAAATATGTCTCACTTTCAAAAAACTGGAGCTTGACTGTACCCCAGAAAGGGTACAAGCGGCCATCGACGGCTTCGTCCAGACGGAGCACGTCCTTTCAACCGATTTGGTCCAAGCAAGCGATCGCGATGAATTTCATCGTGTATCTCTTGTGCTCTGGTCTAGTATCCTTGCTAATATTAGCATCGATACACTCCGACCAAAGCATGGACCAGGTGCCACTGCTGAACGGGTCTCTGGAAACCAGAAGTACCGGTTTAAGTATTGGCACGACCGTATCGAACCTTACTTCCCTCTTATCGACAGCGCTTATTTCCTTAGCGCTGGTGATTCAGAGGAGGTCGAGTTAGTCTCGGTCGTTCCCCCGGAAGAGGAGTTACCCGTAAGGGTGACTCCCGTTCCGAAGACGTTGAAAGGCCCACGAATCATCGCTATCGAGCCTTGTTGTATGCAATATGCACAACAAGCCATTCGGGCCGTTCTGTATGAACGAATCGAAGGGTCTCGAGTGGCGGGTGGTCACGTAAATTTCGATGACCAATCCGTCAACCGCGAGCTGGCTTTGATTGCTTCGAGAACAGGAAAATTGGCAACAATTGACCTGTCGGAGGCGAGTGACCGTGTACCACGGGACCTCGCTCTCAGCATGTTCGATAGTAATCCCGATCTTCGAGATGCTATCGACGCCTGCCGCTCGACGCATGCGCAACTTCCAGATGGGACCGTGTTAGGTCCGCTGAATAAGTTCGCATCGATGGGAAGTGCCTTGTGTTTTCCAGTAGAGTCGATGTATTTCTACACTATTTGTGTAGCGGCTCTGCTGCGAATCCACAACCTACCTGTGACACACGATACCGTATATACGGTTTCTCGTGATGTCTATGTTTACGGGGACGATATTATCGTTCCTAGTAAACATGCGAAGACGATCCTCGGTTACCTGCAGAAATACAACTGCAAGGTGAACGTCCACAAGACATTCTGGAATGGTAAATTCCGAGAGAGCTGTGGAATGGACGCGTACGATGGATATCCGGTTTCTCCGGTATACCTTCGGAAACCCGTCCCAGAGGATCGGCGGCAAGCCGACAGGCTAGTCTCGTGGATAGATACCGCCAACCAATTCTATAAGAAAGGGTATTGGCGGACCAGCTCATATATGTTCAACATATGTGAGCGGTACTTAGGGAACCTTCCCTATTTACCCGAAGACAGCGCAGGGCTTGGGCGTCACTCCTTTGAGCATATTCGTCCCACGGGAACGTGGAATGAAAAGTACCAGCGATTAGAAGTAGTCGCTTGGGTTGCTCAACCAGTTTATCGCACTGATGAACTGGACGGATACGCAGCTCTTCAGAAGAGCCTGACCAGATTAGAAGACTATAAAAAGTCTTTAACTCTGGAAAGGGAGGAAGCTTTGCGAAAGCATCGCCAACCTCGGGAACCTCAGCCAGAAGACTATCTTAGTACTTCTGAGCCTAGGGATCCTCTTCATCTGAAGAGATCCGCACGCCACGGCGTCGTTGCACTAAAACGCCGTAGGGTCCCCAGCACCTAATGCTGGGGGGGCCGCCTATTGGCGGTGAG